TTATAGGTAATGGATAACAATGAAATTTTAAAAAGTTTTGAACCAAAGAAAGAATTAAATTCTAAAGTGTGGGATTTAAGTGGTAGTGATGCAACTATGAAACCTGAAGTTAGAGAAAGGTTATTAGAGATTGCATATGAATTTATAGATTTTTTAGATATTGATATTGTTGTTACTGATATAATATTAACAGGATCATTATCAAATTACAATTGGTCAAAATATTCTGATTTTGATTTACACATTGTTGCTAATTTCTCACAGTATCCTGAAAATCAAATAGAATTATATGAGAAGTTATTTAATTTAAAAAAAATAATTTTTAACAAAAATCACGACATAACTATCTTTGGGTATGAGGTTGAGTTATATGTTCAAAATGAAGTTGAAACTCATTTCAGTAGTGGTGTATATTCAGTACTTTTTGATGAATGGTCTAATGAACCCGAAAAAGAAGAATTTGTTGTTGATAAGGATCTATTAAAAGAAAAGTCCAGACAATGGATGAATATAATTGACGGTGTTATTGAAAATATTGAAGATGAGGATTTGGACACCGCAAAAGAATTGGTTGATAAATATAAGAAAAAACTTAAAAAGTATAGAACCTGTGGTTTAGAAAAAGACGGGGAGTACTCAACTGAAAATTTAGTGTTTAAGATTTTAAGACGTAATGGTTATATTGAAAAATTACACAACTTATCTACAGAAATACTGGATAAAAACCTTACAATGAAGCAATAATTTAATAAAACAAAAAATAAACATAAGTATTAATATATTTATAATTAAAATAATATTTTTAAAAAAACAAAAAAATGGGAAACTTAAGACCAATTGGTAGTGAAAAACTACAGGGAATGGATAAAATTAGACGAATTATTGAAATTTCTCGTTACAACGAAAACACACCAAATCCTGTTAACGAATCTAAATCCACAGAATATTCTATTGATTTAGCCGATGGTAATAGATACCAAATCGTTAAAGAAAAGGCGGGTTATATTATAAAGAAAACTATTAATGAATCTGAAAACGATTATATTGCACCTATGAAAAATAGACAATATTTTTCTTCTTATTCTCAAGCATTCAAAAGAATGAATTTGATGGCTAAAGAATTTAATACTTTATTTGAGAATGAGGAAGGGACCTCATTATTTAATGAAAATAAAAAATATATTCTCAAAAGAAAACCAACTAATGAGATGATGACTAATGACATTGAACTTGACGAACAGTCGGCACCCGCTCCGGCACCAGCACCAGCTGCGGCACCACCCGCTGCAGTACCTTCACCGGCTCCCGCACCTGAAGATCTACCGGAACCTGAGGCATTACCGGCACCTGAGGATGAACCTAATTTTGATGAAATGGGTGGAGATGAAGAAGAAGACGATGACAACGAACCTGTAACAATGAAGGTTATTCAAAAGTTAACAGGTAAATTAGCACAAAAAATTAGAAACTTTAACAATGAAGATGAAGAAATGATTGGAGATGACGTTAAATACGTTATTAATTCAATTTTATCGGCATTGGATTTAACAACATTAAATGATGATGATATTGATGAGATTATTGATCGTTTAGAAGGTGTTGAAGAGGACGAACAAGGAATGGGTGAAGAACCTAATATGGATGATGATGAACTGTCTATGGGTGATGAACCTGAAATGGGTGGTGAAGAGTTACCTCCCCCACCGGCAGAAGGAGGTGAGGTGAAAGAAGTTATGAGTTTAGAAGACGCGCTTAATGAAAAAATTCCATCGGCATACGCTTCAGGTATGAAAAAAGAATTAAATATGGGATACGATCCAATGGAATCTGATTTTGAAAATGACTATCCAAGACATGGATCGAAATTAAAACAAAGATCTTACCCACATTTAACTCACGGCACATTTGGTGAATCTAAAATTGATAAAATTATTTCAAAATATTTTAATATCAATGAAGAAGATGAATTAAGAAAAGAAAAAAATAAAATGATGTCACGTGAAATGAAAGAATTTGATAAATCAGAAGTTAAAAGATTATCAGAAACTATCAGACAAGAAAGATCAGCTTTAAGCTTCATGGAGAAAAATCCAAACTCTTCTTTAGTTGGTATCACAAACAAAAAGAATTTAATTTTTAAAGACGGTATTACCGAAACTAAAATTACACCAAACGGATCTATTCTGTGAATAAATTAATTTACATAAATGGAATGGGACCCAATTATAAGGGAGACAACATTTATGAATTTATTTTCTCAGACACATTAGAAGTTTGGGGAGACAATTGGGAATCAAAACCGGCAAACGGATACCCAACCCCACCAGATGTTGAATATATTAAAAAAGTAGGTATATTGACAAATGGAGAAATAGGGTTGGACTTAGTTCAAGATTCGGATGTGTTCTCAATGTTAGATTCAATGGATGGTGTGTTATCGTTAGGTTGGGAAAAAGAAAATGATGAACTTGATTTTTCCGTTATAAAACGACTTGTTTTTAAGTTCGGTGAATCAGAACAGGAAGTAAAAGATAAATTATACGAACGAGACATTGTTCTTGAGTTTGAAAAAAAAGTAGTATATGAGAACTAAAAAAGACATACAAATGTTATTAGAAAGCGGACTATCATCCGCTTTTGTTGCTAAATTAAATGACTCACAAATGAAGTCATTAATTGATAGATTTAGTAAGAATGTTATTGAAGAACAATCAATACCTCAAAACACAACAGTAGTATCAAAACCGGCACCACCATCATACCAAGTTAACCCTAATTCTAAAACTATGGTTAATGGTGTTGAAGTAGATACAACTGGAGGTAAAACTGTTGTAACCCCATTAAAAGAAACCGGTGAAATGAGTGAGAAATTTGAATCAAAAGCACAACAAGGATTCTTTTGGGCAAAGTGTAACACAAGTAAAGGTGTAAAGAAAAAGAAATGGTGTGAATTAGCGAGAGAGTTTTCTGATAAAACCACTAAAAAAGATTATGAAAATATGCCAGATCAGGTTTCTGAAGGTTTTTATGATTTATTTAGAAAAAAAATACCCAATCAAATTAATGATTCTAAATTAAAGAGCGAGTTTAAAAATTTTATTGTTAAATATTCAAAAATAAAAGATATTGAATCAGGTATTGAAGATTGGTCTGACAAAAAAATAATAGATCAGATTAAGGGATATGCTGATATGTCAAAACATGGAAGTACTCACAATAAAAGAGCCAAAGAACTTTTTACTAAATTGTTTGAGAAGAAAAAAGAAAAAACTAATGAAGAATTTGAGAAACTTTTGGAAGATCGTATTGTTGAAATGATTGAAAAACGAATTGAACCTAAAATGACAAAGGCTGACATTCTAAAAACAATTTCAGAAAAAATGGAAAAAAATAACTCAATGATTTTGAGAAACCCAAAAAAAATGAGTATGTTTGCTGACGAATCAGGAATTGAAAGTAAAAGAATGAAAAAACCAAGTCAAATGATGCCAATTATGGGAACAATGGAAGAAAACGAAACTAAAGAAAAAGAAAGAACTAAAGAGAAGGATGCGCCTACTAAACCAGGTACGACGCCTAAGAGAAGAGGTAATCCTTTTAAAAATCCTAACCCAGGTGTTAAGGAAGATCCAAGAGGTCAAAAGAAAAGTAAGGAAGATATGAAAAAAGATTTCATTGGATTAATTAACCAAGCATTATAATAACGATGGGAAATAAAGATTTAGAAAATTTAATTAGAAAAATTGTTAAGGAAGCACCTGTTGATTATGGTGATTACCCTGAAAGAATGGACCCAAGGTCTCAAGCAAAAATTGAGGATCCTGAAGGTTTATATGCAAAAAATAGGGCATTTAGAAAAGGGGTAAGTGACGTTGAAAGAATTACGGGAAAACGATTCAAAGAAATTGTTGATTACGTAAAAAGATATTACGGTACCGAAGAAAATGTGACTGACCCATCAGTCAAAAGAGCCATTCAAATGGAACAAATGAATTCTGTTAGACAGGCAATGATGATTGAACCATCACATAGGGAATCATTAAGAAATTTGGCGGTAGAGATTGCGTCTAAAGAATCTGGATGGATGTCACCCAATATTACAATGGAAGAGGCGTTAGAACAAGGTTTGATAACTAAAAGAGTAAGTGAAGAAGGTGGTGCAATATATGAATATGACTTTTTTAACCTTCTTACATTTTTAGGTGAACAAAAAGTGGACCCGTCAAAATTCCAAATGGAAAAAAAAGAAAAAAAGAAATTGGAGTTACCTCCAAATTTTTCATTTGATGTTGATGAATTAACTCCGGATGAAATTAGACAACTTGAGATTGAAAAACGTAATGTTATTAATGCAATAATTCAAGGTACGGGTAAACGAATTCAGTTTGCATATCAAGCATATAAAGATAGGTTAGATGAAATTGACCCAAGATTATATTCAATTTATAATAAAATAATGTCGGCAAATGATTTAATGTATTTTACCGACGAACAACTTATTGAAATGTTGGGTGGAAATGCAGCTGGATCATCTGGTCAAGCTGAAGAAGATGACGACGAAGAAGAAGGTGGAGGAGAAGAAAATCAAGAAGATGATGGTGTTGAAACTTTCTACGGAAACGGTTTAATATTTCCAATTTTATTACATGAATTAGGTAAAACATTTGAAATGATCCCATCAAGAGAGCAGTGGAGGGATATGGATCCGTCAATGGCTCAAGATGTTATGGGTCAAACCGACGTATTTTCAAATGAACCTATGCAATTTAGAGTTGGGGGTGAGTTGGTAAGAAAATTAAGAACTCTTTTACCTGATGAAATTACAGTTGACGAAGAAGGTAGAAAATATAAACCTTATTTTTCAAAAATCCTTTATAGTATTCCAGCCGAAGAATTCTTAAGAGATATTATGGCAAATGTTGTTTCTGACGATAATTCTGACAATGACAAAGCAAGACGTAAATTTCAAGAAATCTTACAAAAAGCAAAAAAAGAATACGATAGATACAATAATGGTGAAGAAGAGGATGAAGAAGAAGACGATGATATCCTTTCACAATTAGGACTCTAAAATCAATTAAAATAACTAAAAACCCCCTTTTATGAAAATAACTGGGGGTTTCTATATTTATAGATAAATACTTTTATGGGTTTATCTAAAGAACAAGTAATGCTTGAGTATGTGAAGTGTATGAAGGACACAACTTACGCATTAAAAACTTATTTACAGACATATGATAACACGGTTTCACAATATGTTCCGTTAGAGTTATTTCCCGATCAAATATCTTTATTACAAGATTACGAAAATTTTAATGAGAATATTGCGTTAAAATATCGTCAGGCGGGTGTATCTACGGTTACAGCGGCGTGGGCATCAAAACGATTGGCATTTGCTAAGAAAAACAAACCTGAAAAAATCCTTATTATTGCCAACAAACTTGATACGTCATTAGAGATGGCAAATAAGGTAAGAGCATTTATCGGTCAATGGCCTAAATGGGTTGGTGTAGATTTTTCACCAGAAAAGAACTCACAAAAACATTACAAATTAAATAACGGATCTGAGGTTAAAGCGGTAGCAACATCAAAAGATGCCTTACGTGGATTTACCCCTACAATATTAGTATTTGATGAGGCGGCGTTTATTGAAGCCGACAGTGATTTCTGGGCGGCTTGTATGGCATCCTTATCCACAGGGGGTAAGGTAATTGTGGTTTCAACACCAAATGGTTATGACCCAATTTATTATGAGATATACGATCAAGCATTAAGAAATATGAATGACTTCAAAATTTCTGAAATGTATTGGTTTAGAGACCCAAGATATACCAAAGATTTATATTTAGTTAAAACACAGGATATTATTCATTATTTGTTAAATAAAGAGGAATATACCGATGATGATATATTAAGTTGGGAAGGTATTCCATTCGCCGAAAGAAATTATGATGACCTTAAAGCAATTATGGATACAGGTTATAAGGCTTGTT